GGGCTTTATGCTTTCTATGAGCGACCTAATGATTTGGGGCAAAAATGAAGGCATTCCATTCGGACCAAGTCGTGGTTCTGTTGCAGGTTCCCGGTGTGCATTCGTTACAGACATTATCGATGTTGACCCAGCTCGCTGGAATCTGGTGTTCTCGCGCTTCTGTAATGAAAACCGTGTTGAGATTGGCGATATTGATATCGATGTGCCGGATGCTTATCGCCCCATGATTTACAACCACATCTTTGAATCGTTCGGCCGCGAGAAATGTGCATACGTTCTGGCTATGGGTACTCTGGCAGGGAAAGCGACAATCGACGAGATTGGACGAGCCCTTGCTAAAGTCTGGAAGCGAGAAAACCCAGATGTAGATGAATCCAAGAATCCTTATTCCCTTGATCGAATCGCAAAAGTGAAAAAGGAATACGATGTCAGCGCTGAAAAGTGCCGTGCGGATCATCCTGATATCTTCTACTATTTCGATGGATTGCAGGGAACAATCGTGTCGCTGTCTCACCATCCGGCTGGTGTCATCATCGCTCCAATCGACCTTTATAAAAGGTATGGTGTCTTCCAAGATAAAGACGGTCTGCCTATTCTGTGTCTTGACATGGAAGCATCTCATGCAGTTGGTCTGGCAAAGTACGATATCCTCGGTCTTGATACAGTGTCTGTTATTGATAAGACCTGTAAGCTGGCTGACATTCCGTACCCACACACCTGGGAGATGAACTTCGATGACCAAAAGGTTTGGGCCGATATGAAAACGTCTCCGGTTGGTATTTTCCAGTTCGTTGAAGACTTCGCTTTTGATTCGCTCAAAAAATATGATGTTCACAGCATTGCAGATTTGAGCTTGGTCACAGCAGCTATTCGACCCGGCGGTGCTTCTTACAGAGATAAGCTCTTCCGGCATGAAGCAAATCACAATCCATCGCCTGAAATCGACGAACTGTTAAAAGATAGCTTGGGCTGGCTTGTCTTTCAGGAACAGACCATTGCATTTCTCCAACAGTTCTGTGATATGAGCGGCGGTGATGCAGATAGTATTCGTCGTGCAATCGGTCATAAGAACAAGGCGGAATTGGATGCGGCAATGCCTCGTATTCTGAACGGCTATTGTAATCACTCAACGAAGCCAATAGAAACAGCTGAGACAGAAGCAAAAGAATTCTTGCAGGTTATCGAGAATTCGGCCTCTTATCAGTTTGGTTTGAACCATGCTACCGGGTACTCGATCCTTACATATTATTGTGCGTATTATCGCTATTACTACACACATGAGTTTATTACAGCGTTGCTTAATACAGCAGATACGCAGGACAAAATCATCAAGGCAACTCAATTAGCTGGCGAGCGTGGAATTCAAATTATGCCAATCAAGTTCCGCCATTCCCGGGATGAATATGTCTACGATAAGACAGATAAGAAAATCTATCAGGGAATGGAGTCTATCAAGTATCTGAACAAGCGGCTTAGTCGTGAGTTTTATAAGCTCCGCAATGATAAGTTCAGTTCCTTCATTGATCTGCTTATGGTGAACAAAATGAAGAAAATCGCGGACAGTAGCCAGCTTAAAATTCTTATTAAGCTTGACTTCTTTTCGGAGTTCGGGAACCCCAATCAGCTTCTTGCCCAGGTGGATATCTTTAATAAATACTTCGGAGCAAAGCAGCTTAACAAGATTGACATGGATCGGCTCTTCTCTCATGACACGATGCTTTATTTGTGCGAAAAAGAGACTGAGAAAAAATATGTCAATGTGGATTGGCTTGGTGTTGTTCGGAATTTGGCGAGAGAAACAGAAGATATCAAAACTTCAATTACAGACCGCATCCAATATGAAGCTGATTGCCTTGGCTACATCCAGCTTACTATGCCGAAGCTCAAAGATTCCTATATCTATGTCTTGGATATTGATGGCAAGTTCTCCAATAAAACGGTTACAGCCTATGTCCTCAAAACCGGGCAACAGCGGCGTCTTAAGGTGAAAGCCCGTACTCTGGAAGCTGCCCCAATCGAGAAAGGCGACATCCTTCGCATTGATGAAGAGCGGGATGAAGGCCGCTGGTCAAAGGATGAGCAGGGCCAGTGGATTCAATCCAAGACCGACAAAGAAACGATTCTTCGTAAATACGTTCATGTGCGGTGAAAGGAGGTGACAAAGTGACATATAACGAAATCACTCAGATCCTCAAGTCAATGGTGATTATTGTTGATGACCGCGAAAAGGATACTCCACTTCTGCATCAGCGTCTCTCGTCGTTCCCGTGTGCTTATATGCGTAAGCGGCTGGACTTTGGTGACTATAGTGCTGAAGTAACACTGCCCAATGGCGAAAAATTCTCGTTGGCAGATAAGGTAACCATTGAAAGAAAGAATTCCATAGATGAAATCTGCGGCAACTTCACAACGAATCGAATTCGGTTCGCTAAAGAGTTCGACAGAGCGGCAGCAGCCGGAGCAAAAACTTACATACTGATTGAAAACGGTTCATGGGAAAAGATCAATCGCGGTGCATATCGCAGTAAGATGACACCTGCTTCATTGCTGGGCAGTCTCACCACATGGCTTGCTCGATATAACAGTCAGATCATTTTTTGTGAGCCAGATACCACATCATGGCTGATTCATGCGTTTCTTCTCCACGAAATGCGTGAAGCGCTGACCCATTATGAACTACCACAAAAAACCAAGAGAACAAGAAAGGGGACTGAAGATGACATCATCACTTGATTTTGAAGGTGAGCTGATTCTGGACGGTGTCCTGCTAGACAAGCTGGAAACACTGACAAAAAAGCTCCAGAAAGCCACAAAAAAGACCGATAAGGCAACAGTCTTGTTGGATGCAAAAAACGAGATCGGTGAGAATTCGTTATTTTTCTTCCTTGATTTCATTCTCGATCCACAGATCACAACAGGAATCTCTAAGGCGAAGATTAACAAGAAGGTGCGAATCGTGGATAAATTTCCACACACTTTCCAAGATATCTGCTTATTCCTGGCAGAGTGCAACACCGGCTCTGACATGGCTTTGTCAATGGCAGCCAGTTATATCTACTGGAATGCTTCACATAAAGATTTTCTGATTCGAGTGTTCACCAAGAATTTGCCTCTGGGTGTTGAAGCTGCTACGGTCAATAAGATTTTTGGCAAAGTGGTAATTCCGGTCTGGGAAGTCCAGCAGGGATATCCTATCGATAAAGTCAAACTCAAGCCGGGCACCTGGTTCAGTCTCAGCCGCAAGATGAATGGTAACCGGGGCACCTTCTACCGTGGCAAGTTCATTTCTCGTCAGGGACAAGAGTTTACTGGCCTCGACCATATTAAGGACGACATCATCAAAGAGCTTGGTGATGAATCGCTGATTGATGAATACGTCTACGATGGCGAGCTAGTATACCGTAATAGCAAAGGGCTATCAGACGGCGAGGCATTTCGGGTTGGTACTGGTATGTTGAACTCGGATGGAGATAAAAGCCAGATCAAGTTCGTTGTGTTTGATTTGATTCCTACTGATGAGTTTGAGAACGGCAAAGGCAGCCTTCCTTATGAAGATGGTTCTTTTGTTACGCCATATAAACTCCGTCGTAAATGGCTTGAAGATTTAGCCGTTACGATCGAGCAGAAAGGGCTCAAAAATATCCAGGTCGTGCCGATGGTCTACGAAGGTACAGATCAAAGTGTGATTCCTCAGTGGCTCGATTATGCAGTCAAACATGATTGGGAAGGACTCATGCTTAATACATCGGTTCCTTATAAGCGGGCGCGTCACACTGGCTGTCTTAAAATCAAGCGTTTTTATACTGTTGATCTTCGTGTCACTGCAATTGAAGAGGGTCAGAACCGTCTGGCTGGTACGATGGGCGCTTTGGTTGTTGACTACAAGGGCAACGAGCTTCGTGTTGGTTCCGGTTTTGATGATGCTACGAGAGCTACCGTGTGGGCGAATCAGGGTGATTACATCGGACGTATCATCGAATTAAAGTACAAAGAGGTCACAATGGATAAAAAGACCGGCCTTGAGTCCCTGCAATTCCCGACTTTTGTGCGATTCCGTGATGATAAGAACGAAGTAAGCTACGGCTAAGGAGAAAGTTATGAATCTTTCTAAGAAGTCCATTAAGCACATTCTTCGGATTTTGGACAACAAATGTATCGAGGTTCCTACAAAGACATCCGCTTATAGCAGCGGTGGACGTAGAATTTTGACTCGTGATTTTGAGCCAAAGAAGTCACACGGAATGAATGACTGGCAGCGAGTCGTTTATGTACCGTCCGAAGGATATTTCTACGGAATTTATAATGGAAAATCGGAAGAAGATTGGGATATTCCAGATATCTGGTCTCCTGCTCAGCTTGCTGATTTGTGAGGTGTCTTATGGTTGATTTCAGTAAATTAGCCATCCCAAAGAAAGAACGGCTCGAAGTTCAACTCACGGACGGCACAGAAGAACACAATATCAACTACGTCATCACGTCTCTGGCTACAATCAAAGGCGATAAGATCTATAAAAACTTTCGTCTATATTCTGTGGCCAATGATGGCCAATTGACTCAGCTGGAAAAACGAGATGGCGACCCATATTTCGAGGTGCTGAAAGGAACGGTGTATGAACAATGAGAAGTGGCTTTTTGAAAGGTATCGACAAGCATTACGAGAAATTACAATCGCCCAAAATCATTTTGAGTTTTGCGAGCCTGATTATATCGATTGCGCAATTGATGATCTCGTTCACGCTGAGAAAACTTTCGACCGAATCTTAAAGGAGATTCGCAATGAAAAATTGGACACGTCGATATCTAAGACTTAATTATCAAGATGAATCTCTCTGTTGGCGGCTTCGCTATGGAGAACGCTTTGAAATCGTCGCAGAACTGGATGAATTTTATTTCCTCTGGGCACATGGCACGATGATTGCATTCCCAAAGTATGGCAAGTACGCATACGATATTGAAACAGAGATTGTAAATACCGAATAAGGAGGGAGGTGAGGTCCCATGCGAGGGATCAATCAAAGAGAGCTTGGCCGCAAAGAACGCGCCACAGCAGAATGCGAGCGTCAGATTCGGCGCTACGGATATGAATGTGGTGAGGTTATTACATATAAATTGTCGCCCGAACAAATGAAACAGGTTTTGACAGGCAGAAAAACAGTGGATCAAGGAGGGGCAGTAAATGAAAGTCGAATTGATTTCGTATTCACAGCCGGTAAAGAAGGATGCAGACAAGAATCCGCTCAGTATCGCAGAGCTGGCAGCAAGTGTCTGTTACGATTCGCAGCCGACCGAGACTTATCGAATCGCAAAGGGATGTAAGGCGACCGGGCACACCTCGGTGCTTGAACACATCAGTTTTACGTTCCATGTCACCGGTGTCAGTCGGGCGCTTCTGGCGCAGTTGAGCCGCCATCGGCTGAGTGTTCGCAGCCAGCGCTATTGTGATGAAAGTGTTATGCAGTATGTCAATCCATTCAGTGGGGAAGACGCGGATGTATTTGATGGTATGATGGCAGATATCGCCAACGACTATCGCATCTTGAAAGAGTATCACGGTGCTGCCAATGAAGACGCTCGTGCGGTGCTGCCAAATGCGTGTTGCACTGAGCTATATGTCACCATCAATGCGCGGTCACTGATTGAAATGAGCCACCTGCGGCTCTGCACTCGTGCTCAGCGTGAGATCCGGGGACTGTTTATGGCAATCAAATTCCAGGTTGCTCAGGTTTGCCCCGAACTCGCCGCATGGATGGTTCCGTCCTGTGAAGCGAATCCTAAGTATCCGTTCTGTCCCGAGGGGAGCCGCTGCTGTGGCCGCCACCCGAAGCTGGCAGATGTTTATAAAACTATTGAGAAGTAAGGAGCGTACATATGAGCAAGATGTTTAATATCGAAAACTGTGATGTCACCATGGAAAATGGCCACTTGCGTCTGATCTATCATACCGACGAGCTACTGATGCCTATGACTCTGGCAATCAGCAAGACCTATCACGATCTGAACGAAAAGGGTATGTATCTATTTGGTCAGGAGGACTGGGTAGGGAATGTCGTTGAATGGAGCATTCGGAAGGAGAGTCCTATCTGGCATAATCTGCTGGCCGACATCTATAAGAATCATCACGATCTGTATTCTTCTATTATGGTTACTCCGGAAGACGATGAATATGACGATGATGTTGATGACAACGACAAGGTTCTTGGTTACCTGACTCTGGAGGCCACTGGAGACATCGACGAGAAAACCGGCCACCGTATCGCTCATTTCAACACTGCCGATCTGGCCGCTCTGGACAACGACATCCTTCATGCTCTGGCCGAAGCTTGTGGCATCAAAGATATCAAGTATATGTTCCGCGACGAACTGATCAATGCTATGAGCCAGCAGGATATTGATATGGACGATTGCGATTACGACTGTGAGAACTGCGATTGTGCCGAAAAAATCTCTGATGGTGATGTTATCTGCCACCTCGATGAGGATGACGAGGAAGACCTGTGTGATGGCGATTGCGATTGCTGCAAGAACGATATACCTGACACCGACAACGACTGTTCCTGTGAGTCTAACGAAAATGAAGAGTCATCGCAGTCTGATACACAGCCGTATGAGTATGTGGATGGTCCCGCTCACTATCATGGCACCGAGTGCATCGAGAATATGCGTAAGCTGTTTGGCGACGAGGCAGTTCGCTGGTTCTGTATTTGCAATGCCTACAAGTATCGCTTCCGTGACGGTTCTAAGCCCGGTGTGGCTGCAGAGCAGGACGAGGATAAGGCTCGTTGGTACGAAGATTATGCTGTGAAAATGATGGGCGAGCAGCGTTATTATTGATAAGGAGGTGATGGAATATGGAGTATGTAATCAAACGCAATGGCGTAAAAGCTCCGTTTGACAAGTCTAAAATCGTGAATGCAATCGAAAAGGCGATGAACGATTCTTCTGATACTGTCAATCACGAATTGAGCGAGCAAATTGCAAATGAAATCGCAGCTATCAGCCAGCCAATGGATGTTGAAGCGATTCAGAATGCC